TTGTTGAAATGTTTCAAATCTTTCTTTAGCTATCTGTTGTCTGTTTGCTAATTCTTCATCTGTCTCTAATCTAAACTCATTTGTCGACGGATCTTGAATGGTTCTTTTTGTTAGATCCTCAGATATGTCTCTTGTTAATGCTGGTAATCCTGTAACACCAATAAGCGATTTGGCAAAATCTTTACCAATATCTTCTATAAACGGTGCGGGTCTTGATATTTGTGTTTGTGTAGCCATTATGCGACCTTATTCTCCAGTTGTTTCATTGTTTTATACATTAAATCTGCACCTCTATCAACACTTCCTCCACCTGCTGCCCTTACGGCATCAGCTGTAAATACGAACTCATTCTTGGATAATCTTGCTGGCACATCGTCTGCCTTTTCTCTAGCACCTATAGGCACAAATCCACCACCTCTAAGATCCATTTCATTACCACCTAGATTCATCATACCACCCTCTGCAGCCATGGTTCTACCCATATCTTCTTTCATACTCATCCTATCAAACTCCTCCATTGCTTTTTTTGCTGCATCTTCTGGAGATAGTCCCATATCTAAATATTTTTCAAAAAGGTTCTCTAATATTCTTTCGTTTTCTATGTTAGAGGCCATCATAATACCCTCTTTAGGTTTTTGTGATCTAAATTTATTCATTAATCTATCTATTTCATCTTGTAATTCTTTCATTTCTGCTGGGTTTAAATCTTTTACGGGCTTACCAAACAACTGCATGGCTATGTCATCAGACTCATCACCCACTGCTGATGCCATTTTCATAGGTGCTTCATCAATATCTCCACCGTCTGCAGCAAATCTTGTAGGTCCTCCATAGTACGCTAGATAACTTCTGAACGCTGGATCTGATTGATCTTGCGTTGGTAGTTTCTCTTCTTCCTCGTCTTGTCCCATAAAGAAAGGAGCAGCTGTAAGCGCACCACCACCAATCAATAATGCTCTTTGAAGTGGGTCTAAAGCTTTAAATGATTTTAATAGATTGCCACCTCCGGCTAATTTGTAAGCACCAAATCCTAGAATTGCAGCTTTACCTATTGGTGATTTTACAATTTTTTTAAGGGCACCAGTTGCTTTTTTTACAAGACTACCTAAACCATAATTTTGTCTTACTTCACCACCGTCTTCAAATTTTGAACTATAAAACTTTAATAATTCATCAAATTCATTTTTTGGTTCTTCTTTTTTATCTTCTGTTATAGGTGCTCGTAATTTTTTTATTATAGGTTCGTTGTCCCCACCTTCACCACCTTTTGTTTTTGGTCCAAATCTTTCTGCAAATTTTGATCTAGAAATATCTCCTACTTGAGATCGTATATCTCCTGTTAAATCTACACCTAATTCTTGTAAACCTTCTAATGTTCTAGCAGCGTTTGCTAAACTTATATCACCACCCACTAGACCCTCTGAAAACAAACCACCTTGAGTATAATCGTCTGCTAATGTTGCAAGAAGCTCCGGCGGCACATCTCTCAAACCAAACACAGATTTAATTGCTCCTGGAGTTGTTAATACACCTCTGCCTATACGATTCATTCTTGAATCAGTTTCAAAAGTTTTAAATCTGTTTTTTGCTTTTTGAAAAAAACTAGGTTCATTGTCTCCAACAGGTCCACCATACGTGTCTTCGGTTGTAGTACCTTGACCTGTCATTTCAGGAGACCCTTCAAAACCTGAAGTGTAGCTTGAACTTGGAGATGAAGTCATACCCATTTCATTACCAAAAGCAGCAGCTGACTCATAATCAAAACCACCATTTGCAAATGGTTTTCTAGGTGCTCCACCTTCGGCTAGTAATTGTCTGGCTATATTTGATCTAATTATTGACATTTTTTCACACTACTTGGTTTTAGGAAACAAATCAAGTGAAGGCATGATTACTTGAACATCTCTTCTAATCTCTGCTTCTGGCACTCCTTTTGCC